TATTCTTACTGCATCTTCTTGGCTTTTGGCTCTAATATCACTACCGACATAAACTAGGTCGTCAACTAAAACTTCTAGGTTATATAACTTGATTGCCATTGCCAGTAAATAGTCCTTGAGCTTGATCCTTTGCAGTTTGCCTAATGTTTTCTCGGTCACGCTCCATGATAGCATTGATTTCTGCTATGTTGACTTGTGCTCCGTATTTAGCGGTTAATTCTGCTGCTTTTAGTCTAATCTGTGCTTCTGTCTCATCACGCTGTCTGTCATCATCCATGATAATTTTCATGCGATCAGTCTCAGCATCAATGATAGCTTTTTGTGCCTGGTTCTGTGCTTTCATAGCTTCTGCTTGTGCCAACATGGTAGCCGCATCCGGTTGTTGTGGTTCCGGTGGTGCGGGTGGCATAGGTGGTACTTGAGTGTTAATAAAGCTATTAGCATCTTTAAATCCAGCAAGTTCAATCATGCGTGTGAGCGTATTAGAGTATTGCTGTAAAGATACCAATGGATTTTGTGGTCCAAGTGTTTGTAATATTTGCTCTTGTTTTTGTGCCATTTGTTGCAATATGCCGAACTTCTCTTGATCGGAAGATTTAGAGATAGCTACATTGACCACCATGTCTTTATCTGATTCCCAGTATCTAGGATCAACAGGAATAAATTGACCTTCAAGTCTAAAGACATCTTGTGCGTTTTGATGTTTGATAATTAAGTTATTAACGATTTTAAACATTTGCTTCATTCCACCTTCGGCAAAATGTCTGCAAATAATTTCAATTCGGCCTTGTGCTCCTGACATGGTAGCGGATACTGCTGCACTGGTGCTTGATTGCAAGGCGTCTGCATTTAAACCGGCAGATGCTTTAGACACACCAGTCCTATTCTCTTTTGCCTCATCTAAGTATCCAAGAACAGGAAAAGCCTCTTTACCAGCGAAGGGTACTGTAAAGGGTTGAACCATCCCAGGGGCACGAACTCGAATAGGTTGTCCGATATCAGTATTGAGAACATCATCAATATTAACTTGACCTTCAACGACAGCCATACGAGGAAAGATAGAGTGTCCTAATGAATCAAGAGTATCTCGCATAATCTGTGATTTTGCGGCCTGGATAGGCTTAAGATAATCTGCTGGACACGAACCGATTGCAGTATGTGGTTCAGGATCTGGGCAGAACATAGTAATAGGAAGATCATCCCATTGTTCTACATTCAGCACATTTACGCCTTCACCCGCAGTACAAACTCTAATTCTTTCATCGATGCCATCACCATCGAAGTCATAAAATAAATAATGTTCTACATATAAAACTTCTTTTGCTCCGGTATCACTTCGATCCGGGTATACCATGTTGTCAAATGGATTTCTTGCCTCGATTTCATCATAGGCTTCTGGGTCAACCGCACTTGAACTTTGTGTTGCATATTGCTCAATCTCATCTTGGTCATAACCCATAGCAACCAAATCAGAAACAGATTTAATCATTCTATGTGCAACATAAGATGCAGATTCTAAATCTCTAGCGTTCCTGGAAATTAAAACTTCTTCTGGTGGTATTGATTCAATACACACTTGATCTTTAGATTTAATTCTACGAATAGTGAGATCATACTTAGTAGGAATTTCTTGTGTGACCTCTTCACCAGTTAAAGGATCCATTTGTGTAATGGTTTCCATGGTGACAGATTCTTTAACAATCTCTACATTAGGATCAAGAACTAAGGCTTGATATGAAATAGGATCTAAGTCTGTGTATTCGCTCGTTGTTGAGGTAATAGAATCATCCCAAAAAACTTTAACAAAACCACTCTTTCTAACCAAGGCATCTTTAAACGCATCATATAAAACTTGGAAGCCAGGATTTTTTTCTTGAATGATGTAATTAACATAATTGGTTTGTTGCTCGGCAACAGGAATATCTTCCGGGCCATGCGGTACAAATTCGACAATCTTTTTGGTACCAAAGAATGTACGCATGATAGATGGCAACATAAAAAGTACAGTGTCTCTAACATCAGTTGAAACAAATTCAGACTGCATACTAGATTGTGCTTGTGGTTGTTCACCAAGATAATACTCAGTTGATTCTGCTCGTTCTGCACCGACTTGATGAATGAAATCTTTTGCATCATCCATCTCGGATTTGATAACACCAGCAAGGTGTTCCATATCAACTTCTTCATTAACTTCGACTTCTACTTCAGAAGATTCCATCTCTTCTTTCTCAAGCATATCTTCTATTTTGTCTTCGTAATCTTTTGCCATGTAAAACTATCCCACTCGTATGATTCGAGATTTTAAAGGTTTTTTGAAATTATAACCGAAATAACTCTCGCTTCCACTAAAACTTGCGGCAGAACTTGCCATGGTCAATGCAAGTGCATCTGCTTTGTCCGGAGATTTTATACCACGCTTTCGCATTTCATCTTTCGATTCAATTTTTATTTTTCCGCTAGAAGTATATTTGTATTGCGGTGATGCAAGTTCAGATGCTAATTCATCATCCTCTGGTAAACGACAATCTCTTTGGGCCAACCAGTCTTTAACTGCAAACCAAAGTTCCGCACGAAGGTTCAAATAATTTTTTTTGGTACTCGGTGCTTCGGCAACATTTACGCCACGCACGGGAAGGTTTTGCTCACGCAAACGATCAACCACTCCGGATCCTAAACCAATGACATCGATTAATATTTCTTGCGGTTGCTCCATCACAGTAGCATCGTCAAATCTATTTTTTACCGCTCCGCACAATTGCATTAAATCCATAGACGGAAAAGTAATGATTTCAAAAACAGTATTTCCCTGGCGTACGCACAGAGCAGAATTATCACCACCAAACCTTGCAACATCTAATCCCCATAAAATAGGCTCAGATGCGGTGAGAGACACATCTCTGCCCATGGCTGTACGGACAAGTTCCATAGGTATGACAGTATCATCGTCTGCGGACGGAAATTCGCCCATAACTTCTACCCTGGCAACAGTAGAATCTTCGCCATATTGTTCGATCATGCGTTGGAATAGTTCTTTGTCCGTGCCCTCGACCGTGCGGGAGTCTATTTGTTCGGTTTTCCAGAACTTGCGTTTAGAGTGAAAAGAGTCGTAGAAAGGTCCTGAGTTCCTGCGTGGGTTAGAGAAGGTGAACCAAAATCGATTTTTCGTTGGTTCGGAAAAGAATCCTTCGGATACGGAATATATGGGTGCTGGTATACCGGAAGCCTCGTCCATAATTAAACAAACTCCGTATGATGAGTGAATACCAGCGAACGCATCCGGGTTTTCTTCGCTCCATAGCTGTGCTTGTGCGTAATAGTAACCAGTATCGATTTTTAGGTCCTCAACGAGTGCATTTTCGAACCATTGTGCTGGTTTTATTGCGGTAGCAGTCTTGTTAAACCAGTGAGAATTTATGGATAAAGTTAGCCATTTACCTAATTCTGCCCATGTTCTAGTTCTAAGCTGCTGTTCTGTGTTAGCTGTAACAATAATGGTTGCTCCTAACCTGGTAGAAAGCATCCATAAAATAATCCAAGAGACTAATGCAGACTTTCCAATGCCCCGGCCTGAACCAACTGCCAATCTAAACATCTCTGGTAAATCAATGGCTTCGTTTTTTCTAATATGGTTTGCAATATCTCGCAAAATTTTTTCCTGCCACTTACGAGGACCAGTAAAATGTTCGAGGGGGGTATCTTTTTCACCCCAGGGGAAGACAAATTTAACAAAGTTTAATGGATCATCTTTGATGTTAAGTGACCAAACTGCGGTCATTAATTCTCTTTCTTGGTTAATTGGATATTTCATATTTCAAAAAAATTAAAAAATTTTAGTTCAACAGTTATACGTATATACGCCCCCCCCACGCACGAAAGGGGGGGGTCAAATCGTTAATCCTCTATTTATTACACAGACGCACACACGCACGAACGGACGGGGCCTAGATTCTCTCAGCGTCATTGGGGAGAAAAGGGAAGGCACTAAAAGGAGGCCTCGTCCGAATTGTCTATATAGTCGTCCTGGCCTTCCTGGTCGCTCGTGCGTTCGCTCGTGCGTTCCCGTGCGTCCTGGAGATTGAGTTGTTCTTGTGGCTCGTCCGGGCGTACGTCCAGGATCCTGGAGTTAGCGTTCGATAAGATCCCGGCCAGGTCCAGGTTATGATTTACTTCTTGACGATCTGCCCATTGATCCGGGGCACGGTTCTTTAAGTAGAATATCTGAGCGGTGACATTGCCATCCCGTGCGGAAGTCATAAGAGCGTTAGATATTTTTTCTACGCCTAATGCTTCCCCTTTTTTTATAGCTTCCTCAATTTCCGCATTTTCTTTTCTGCGTCTGTCAATAGTTGACCAGGAGACACCGAGACATCTTGCAATTTGGCCTGAGGTCAAACCCTGGGAACCAAGTTGAACAATCTTGGCCAAGGTATCCGGATCATTTAATTTGATTTTCTTTCGTCCTGGTTTGTTTGGCATATCCTATTCTAATGCAGTTTTGAGTAAGTTAATCATCTTTTTTTAAAAATAAGTTGACATTCTAATATTACCTATGAGAGAATCAAGAAACCTAGGGAATACCTGGGCATTTTAAGGAGATAGAAAGAATGAATAACTTAACCAACACAAATAACAGTCCTGGATTCAAGGGCGACAAGTTGGACCTTATAGCCGACATATTCGAAAAAAGAAGTGGTTTAATTTTTGATGATTGTTTAATACATGAAGGATTCAGAAACATTGTCATTGACTCATCAGATGAACCAGCAGAAAAGATAGCTATTAAATTAGATGTCTATATGTATGGCCTTAAACTTGAGGTGGCCAAATGATAAACACAAACCAACAACCAACATGCCAGGAATTAGTCCAGGACAAATTCAACAATATTGAATCCGATTATAAATCGGCCCGGGAGTTCTTCGAGGAATACCAGGACGCAACCGAAGGCCAACGAATTGCCCTGGAAGTTTTAGATAAAAAGCGGGGAGATTATTTTCACGAGTATGATGATCTATTCGACTATGTGAACCAAACCGCTTTATCCTGGGATTATGTAGATAGCGAGGGCAGAGAGGCCGGATATTATCGATTGCAGTTATCCTGGGGCGGACCATCTGACGAGTTCCGCATTTATTTCGACCAGGACAAAGAAATAAACATAATCGAATACTGGTACATGGATTGGTTTGATGGTGCCCATGTCCTGGTTCCTAAAGACTCCGAGTCCTGGAACATATGCGATCAGTTCCTAGAATGTGAGAGGTGGTCTTAATGTACGAGGTAATAATTGAATATGATAACCAGGGGCCGGTCGTTGTGATGCGGTCCGCTAACCTGGGGCAATGCCTGGACAAACAAAAAAGATTGATCCAGGCCGGGCATTTAGATTGTTTTATATCGAGGGTGAAAAAATGACATTCACAGAGGCGGTAAACAAATATAATTGTTATGCCCGGGATGTCCTGGGATTAGTTGGCGAGTTAGAAATACCAAGCCGGGATAAATCAACAATTCTAAACCAGGTTAAAAACCTAAAAGATGACTTTGTTTATGTGCTGAGAAATCATAACGGGAGAACCATTGCAACGATTGATATTAAAAGGGGCCGAGTATTATGAAACAAGAAGAAACAACCCGGATTAATTACCGAGGCGTTGCGGTCGATCTAACACTTACCAGGAACTACTTTGAAGGCGTTGACCATATCGAAGTGCAAACCCTGGACGATCACCCGATCCCACTAACCCCCACCGGGTACAGATCCCACTTTTGCCATATATCCGGAACTTTTACTATGGACCAGGCCATTGAATGGTTTTACCAGGAGAACGGGAAAAAGGATTCCAACGGATTCCAGGACGACTTCTTTTCTAGCGTCTCACATGAGCCACACGCAACGGAAAGCATTAAACAGGATGAAACTATCAAGAATATAAAATCTTTTAACTCTGAGCCTCTGACGAAACCAGGGGCGAAGGCAAACCAACCATCATTATTTTAATAAGGAGTAAAACATAATGAACGACACACTAAACGAAGTCATCCAGGATTTGGCGGACCTAAGTTATACCGCCCTGGATTTAAAGGAAGATATCACCACCGGTGAACCATCTATCCAAACCGCCCTGGAGAAAATTAACAAGATTCACCAAGTCTTAATATTTAACCAGGATAAATTAATTGAATTAACCAAGGGGGAAAAATGAAATACGAAGTAAAACTAGAGGTGATTGAAACTCACTATTTAACCATTGATGCTGATAGCAAAGAAGATGCGGAAAAAATAGCCGGAACGCACGGCCTTGATTCTGCTGACGCACATACTACAGATGTAGAAATAATTTCAACAATTAACTTAAACGAGGGGGAAAAATGAGCGCAATTAGTAAAAATATCTATATAAATAGAAAAGATTGTTATGGCAACCTTGAAACAGTTGACGAATTTAATCAAGGGCGTAAATACGCCAAGGAAATGTTAAAAGAATATCGCTTATCTGATACTGGCGCGTATTACTACATGAGCCAAAGATGTTGCAAAGATTGGCTAGAAAATGAAACTGCACAATGGGGGAAACATGACACAGCATAGAGAAATGATAGAGGAAGCGAAACGCTTACTAAATAGCAAAAGGGAAAACATACCAAGCATGAGCAAAGACTTTGGTAAAGACTACTGGCTCTTAACCTATCCATGCGGGAAGATTGTTAAAACTTACGAGGACAAGCGCAAAAAGGATGTAATAATCCAGGATTCATATTTATGAATAAATTAATAAAACTTATTAAACAATTTATGGGTAAGTGTCCAAGCTGTAAAGGGTTTGGCACTATGCCGGACGGAACAACTTGCAAAGATTGTTGGGGGTCCGGGCGTGATTGAGATACTCGGCTACATCTTCGGTATTGGTTTTCTTATATGGCTTATCGCCTTTATCATTCTTTATGCGGTGGCCAAGCACTACGAGAACAGATAATCAATACCCGGGGCGAATGTTTAGGGTTTTTCTCCAATCCCCTTGAACGCATCTCGCCCCACCTTTAATATTTAATTATGGTTAACGACTACAGAAAAATCTACAAAGGGGCCAGGATCGTTCGAGCCAACGCATCCACGGAAACGGATCTGCACGAGCACTCGTACGGATCCGGCTATGATGAATACCCAATCGATCCGGCTATCTTACAAGAGGCTGAGAACTATGTATCCCGCACGGGAGAAATGATTTTTTCTAACATGAAGGCAAAGATCAACTCAAAGAAAAGCAAAGGTTTCGCACGAGGGTTTGTACACAAAACGATCAACCGCTTTTAGCGATCCCCTTGCTCAGACAATTCTTCGATCATTACGACACCCAGGCCCACGAGCAACAAATGTTTCCGGACGCCCGGTTTCGCTTGTTTAACGATCCTACGCTCACCCTCGACCGCAATCCATAAGATCCCCGCATCCACCAACTCATCCACGCAACGCCCGACTGTACGCCTATTCAATCCGGTCATCTTGCCATAATAAACATAGGCATCATGCGAACTGAATGTATCGATCCTATGCCTTTCGCAGATGGACCATAAAACGAGCTTGGTTGCCGGACGCAAGGATGTATCTCCCGCACGGGAACGAAACCATTTCCACACGCACGATTTCAATTTCGAATAACTCTTATACTTACTCAGCACGGACGCACGAACGCATCCGGATTCACTCTCTTTATCCGGGATAGAATTTTCAATCCACCAGAATTGATCGTTCATTCATACACTCGCTGAATATAGGGAGGCCCTTCCAGGGGCCTTCCTATTTGTCTTGTTTTGGATATATGGTACATCTAGTACCTATGAAGGGTATTACTAGTGCCATAGTATGGTACTACTAGTGCCATTAAACGAGAAGATTGTGCAACCAGGCATGGAGAAATTACCCCATTTTGGGGGGTAGAGCCGGGGTAATTCTCATCATTAATTAAGGAGAGTAGAATCCCGATTGCACAATCAAAGTTTAACATTATTACTGGTGATTACCGAAGGCTAATTGATGAATAATATTCTCAATCGATTTAAGGTTTCGCTTATCTTCCATGGTTGGCTTGGCCTTTTTAATGATAGGTTTACCATGTTCAGCTAACGCATTAATAATTAACTGCACTTCTTTATCACTTGCTTGAATTTTTACTAGCATTTTTATTTTCCTTTTTCTTTCTTTTGTTAAATATTCTATCGAAGTTGTCTCGATATTCTTTTGTATAAATTAGATCCCTTGGTTTATCTCCTTTACCCGCCATGCTTCACCTCTTTTTTATTATTTTTTGGTGGATAAGCATTTGCCACCGCACCACATTCATTACATTTAAAAGTAATCTTGAGATTAAAACAGTCGTTGTAATAACTAATATCTGTTTCTTTCACCACTTCCATGTTGGCATTACAGTTAAAACATTTCA